TGATAATTGCTTGTGCTAGGCGCAAAGAGATTTTGCGCTCTGCAGTTGCTACTGTGTCAACAGGCTCTAACTCAACTTCAGGTTCTTCAATTTCAACAACTGGTTCTAGTGTCTTGAGTCCTAGAACAACCTCAAGCATATTCTTGCCATCTTCAAGTGAATCGTAAGAGTCTGAAATTTTATCTAGTACGGCCTGAACAACAATCATTGATTCACCATCTAGTGCGCGACCTTCTTTGATTGCATCAATTGCGTGGCGTAATGCTTCACGCGCTTCAACTGTTGTTGTTGGGTAGGCAGGGTATGTGACCACTGAAACATCTCCATCTGCTAATGAAACTTCAGTTAGCGTACGAGTTGAGCGATCTTCGCTCCACTTTTGGCGGATAACGCGGAAAGCAAAACTCATTTGGTCAACATCTCCGCGCTCAACTAACTTGTAAAGGTCGCGCCCTTCGGTTGTGTCTGCAATGACTGCATCCATAAACAAACCGCGATCATCTTCACTAAGGGTTAGTGTGCCGTTCTTTGTACGAGCTAGTGGCAAACCTTCGTGATTGATAAGCAAGCGCACATCAGGTGTCTCGCTCAATGTCTTGCGGAAAGCGCCAGGTGCGATTGTCTCTTTGAATGGTAGTGGAACGCTTGCATCATTAAATACTGCTGCATAACCGCGCAAGCGCATTGTTCCATCATCTGCCTGGCGTGCTTCAACATCTTGAACCGTAAATGTACGGCGTTCAATTTCTTTCACTTTGCTCCTTGTGTTAACTTCCCCGCCTGGTTCCATATCTTCGGAAATTGAAATTGCAACCATCTGATCTATTGCATCTTGCTTTGTATCGTGGCAAGAAACAGTTGTGTAAGAACCATCCGTTTCTTGCTTAACTGTTGCCCATCCTGAGCAATCGGCTTGGTTATCTGAAACGAAATATGGCATTTATTCAACCTCATAAACTGCTGCTGGGTCGGCTGGGTCAATTGTTGATACTTGCTGCAATTGGCTAGATGGAACGCCAGTGTGCTTCATATCAGGTAGGCCAACGGCCTTTGTTACTGCGGCTGGGTCAAAGCCAACCTGAATCAAACTTGCTGCAATCTCGGTGCGTAGCTTGAGGCCGACATCCTTAGCATCTGTTGAGTCAATGTTTTGTAATGGAACGCGGTATTGGTCACCGTCAGGAACTGGTGCCATATCTTCGTAAGCGTGAACATCGTTAAGTGAAAGGAAACCTTCACGCAAGCCCTTTGTGTAGGCGTCGTAACGCTCAAGTGTTGTACCGCGCAGCAGTGCATCCAAGTTAAAGCGAATGAATCCATCAGGTTCAGGTAGCAGCGTTGATAATGACTGCTCAATTCGCTCCAAGATTGGGCGCAATGAGTGCTGAACAAATGAAAGGTTTTGCGCTTCAACTGATGCAAATGACATAGCACCTGCAACTGGGTGACCCAGTAGCGATAGTGGAACGCGGAAAATACGAGCAATTTCCTCAACTGAGAAACGGCGAGTGTCTAACAACTGCGCATCTTGTGCGTTGATTGTTAGCGGTTTGAAAGAAGCACCGCCTGTAAGAATACCGATCTTGCCAGCGCGGTATGGGCCAGTGTGGGTAAGGTTCCAGTCACGGGCAATGTCTGATGCCTGTTCTTCAGTTAGCTCACCAGGCGTTTCAATGACACCGCCTGGGTTGGCTGCATTGCCAAAGTATGAGGCGGCATAAACATCGGCTGCCATTGCCGCGCCTAGTGTGGTGCGGCAGGCGGCAATTGGTGAAAGGCCGTAGCGATCACCTGGCAAGCGGAAATCAGGGATGTGTAAAAGTTCTTTTTCGGTCAGGCGCTGCTCATAAGCACCTTGAGAATCTCTGACCTTTACGAAATACACCAATGGCTCACCTGGCGCTAGGCGCTCAATGCGAACATTACGAGGATTCAAAACATAAAGTTCTTGAACATCGCCCACACCATCGCGCACCGTCAGGATGTAAGCGTTGCCTTCAAGTTTGAATGAAGTAACAATCTGCTCATAAAACTCAAGGCGTGTTGTTTCAGGGTTTGGTTTTGCAACCCACGCAGGCTGATCGCCATAAATGGTTGCATAAGGTAAGCGATTGCGACCACGGCGCACATAAGCACCAACTGGCAATGAACTTACTGTGTCTGCCAATAGGCGCACGCAAGAATAAACCGCACTCATACGAATTGCGGTTTCACCATCAACAACAACGCCAGCGTTAGTTGCAAATGCTGGTCGGCCTGGAATTAAAGGCTCAATGTATTGATTGTTGGCTGAACGCTTTGTTCCAGCACCTGCCAAACGCTTTGATAAACTCATTAGTTAGCCTTTTCTGTAACCCATACTAGAAACACACCTGCAACAATTAAAGCTAGTGGAACTGAAACCATTGCCAAGCCTGTAGTTGCAAGTGATACACCCACGACTTCAACAATAATTGAAACATCAATCTTCTTCATTATGCTCCCTATACCTGAATTGAAAAGAATCTAGCAACTGGTGCTGGCGGTTCGGCTGGTTGAGTAGCGCGATCATAACCAAAGATTGAAGCAACTGCGGCATCCACTTTGCGGCGGCTACTTGCTTTGGCAACCATAACACCACGGCTAGATTGTTTTGTTACGCAGTTTGCAATGTGGCGTGCAAGTCTTTCATCTCCATCGTGAGTAAATGATTGATTCACAACGGCTTCGTAGAACTTTTGTGTTGCGGGTACCATATTTGCAGCACTGTTGGGGTAACTAACAACTGGCAAGCCTTCTTCATCAAGAACCATAAAAGTTCGTTGCCATCTTGCTGGGTCGAATACGATTTCTCTAACATTGAATCGTTCATCTCTGAATGTGTCAACAATCGTTTGTTCAACCTCTGCAACTGGGATGTGCCAACCTTGTTCGGCATCATCGGGGCGTTCCCATAATCCAACAACCATCAGGTGAGGCTTTTCGCCACCCAATAACCACATCACCAACGCGGTTGAGTCGTTTGAAAACGCACCATCAAAAGCAAGGATTACATCTTCGCCAGGTTCAGGAAATCTATCTTCATCTTTAAGCGCTTCCCAAGCACCAGTTGGCAACCACGCTACTGAAGTATTGACAAAACAGTTCAGGCGCTTGGTGCGAAATTCAGCTTCAGGTGTGCGAAGAACTGCAGATTGCATTTCCTCTTTGTCCACAATGTCATTGAATCCTGGGTTGGCTTCAAGCCAAAGTGATTCGTCACGGTGATCGGCTTCAGGTTGCGTTGGCTCCCACCACGAAAAGAAAAATGAAGGGTCTTTAGTCTCACCCTTAACAATCTTTTGTCCGTACTGGTAAAGCGAGTAGCAAAGAGAATCTTGGCCGTTGCTTTGTGTCTTAACACCTGCCGTTGTGATACCAAGAAGAAGTGAGTCGGCACGCGCACCACCAGCAAGTGATAATACATTCCAAAGTTCCCAAGAAGGCTGGGCGTGGACTTCATCAAAGATTACAAGCGGTGAAGGGTTCAAACCTTCTTTAGAATAAGCCTCTGCAGAAAGTACGCGGTACACGCTGCCTTTATCTTTGAACTCAATGGCATCGCGGTAAAGCGTGAACATTGATGATAGTTCTTCATCCAGTTCAATCATTCGCTTGGCAGTTCCAAACACAATGCGTGCTTGGTCGCGGTCTGCCGCGCAAGAATAAATCTCTGAACCATTACCGCCAAGTGTTAAACCAGCCAAGCCCATTGATGCCGCCAAAGCTGATTTGCCATTCTTGCGTGACATTCCAACCAGTGCGGTGCGGTGTCTAAATCTGCCATCTTCACGGCGGGCAAGAGCGTGCTTCAATAATTCCTTTTGCCATCCGCGCAGTTCAAGCAACTTGCCCGCAGGGGATGCAACCGAATCTTTTGTTACTCGACAAACGGCTTCGGCAAAGTTTGCATACAACTCGCCATCGCCGCGCATCTGATCTTCAATTGGCACTGGCGTTAACCAGCGAGGCGGCCAACCAGGAACATCAGCCATTCTTCTTTTGCTGCTCTAACAACTGAGCTAACTTGCCCTTAGTCGTTACTTCAGCAACCCCCAACTTACTGCGATCAATTGGGGTCAATCCCAATAGTGATAGCAGTTTAATAATGTCACCTTCAACAGTGTTTAACATTCCGAACAGTGGGTTTGCATACGCATAGCCTTTGTCGGTGTAAAGAACAAAATCTGATTGAGCCATCTTTGCCTGTAGCTCGTACTTCTTATCCATCTTTTCACAAAGTTCAACCAGCAACTTGCCATCGGTGTTTGCAATCCACGGTGCCATCTCGCGCACATCGGACCAAAGTTTTTTTCCGTTATCGCTCAAGTGAACTGGCGCATCACCTTTGATTTGTGGCAACGCAATCACATTCTTTAAATCAGGCAGTTTTTGTTTGCCTGGGTTTCCATTCTTGCGTTTAACTTCATTTGGCTTTTGTGCGCTCACTTGTTTCCATTTCGCTTGGGAATCTAACGCCCCCGTTAGTTTCGATTGCCTTGCTTTTTCAAATTCGGACATTTGGTACA